TCAACCCTTCTTTCGACCGTTTTGAGCCATTTTCCGGATCTGCTCACTCTCGAAATCGCTAATAACATGAGTGTATTCATCCGTCATTTGTACATTTTTATGTCCCATCCATTTTGAATACGTCTTCTTATCGACGCCCGCAGAGTGGCAAAGTGAAGCGAAGAAGTGGCGCAAGCGATGTACAGATAAACCATCAAGACCGTACTCGGCCGATAGCATCGTGAACTTCTTTGCGCAGGTCCACTTGGACAGATGCCAGAATAGATCACCCGGGCGTTTTTCGCGCGGGAGAGATTGCATGATTTCGAAAGCTTGCGGGAAGATTGGCACACGGCGGACGCCGGCATCGGTCTTTGGATGGTTAACGAGCTTGTGCGTGGCGATCGAAAACGCCTTGTTGACATGCATCACCATGGTTGTCAGATCGACGTCATCCCATGTGAGCGCAAGTGCCTCACCGATTCGCATTCCGGTCTGGGAAAGAAACACCGCGAGCTGGTACGTATCGAGCGATCGGACTTTCAGCCACTCGAGGAACTTGTACCAGGTTTCGAGATCAGGGACATCTCTTGTTTCCGGAGATGGCACCGCACGCTTCATGATCTTGTCGAGTGGATTCCTGATGATCAGATCCTTCTGAACCGCACGAGCCATGACCTGGCGCATGTACCCGAAAGTACGTCCCTGCAAATAGCGGGTCGGGATGTCGTTCAGGATTGTATCCAAGTCATCCGGCGTGATCCGCGAGAGCTGCTTGGATGCGAGACGATGCCCCCCGACATACTTGATGAGAGTCGCTTGGACAAATTCGATCGTTCGGTCCGACAGTGGTTTTGTCTTCCACTTGGCAGCGGACCATTCTTCAAACCATTTGCCAATGAAGTCCTTCAAGCTGATGCGCTTGAATGCGACGGATTCAGCTTCCTGAGCGAGTTTGATTGCAGCATTGAGTTTCTCGATGCACTCCTGCTTTGACTTGGCGTAGACGGATTTCTGTTTTTTGTTGACATAGAATCGGCCCATCCATCGGCCGTCTTTTCGTCTTGAGATGGATCCTTTGATTTGTTTCAGCACGGCGACTTGCTCCCTCCTCATGAGCTCCACCGCCAGTTGGCCGTTTGACTCCGCATCCTTCCGCGATGCGGTTTTTTTATTTGTAAGGTATTGCACGTACTTAAAAAAACGATCCTCATCCCATCCATCCGGCAGGACGTCAGGCATGAGGTAGGTTCCAGTTTCATGATCAAAAATGAGTAGTGGAAGATCATCGTTTGATGGGTCAAAACAATCGTGGTTTTGTTCCTTTATTGCATTTTCTATTAGTTTCTTCTCGTTTTTGAAATCGTTAAAGGGCGTAGCGTTTTTACCCTCATTTTTAACGCTTGTAAGGTCGTCCGCACCGAGCAGATACTCCTCGACTTCTTTTAGGATTTCTAACCCCAATCGGACGCGTTTCAATAGATATTTACTCATCTAGTCTTTGCTTCTAGGGAGCAAAACCCGGAAAGAAACTAGTTGGCTTTTCTGTTCACCCGATCCTCTGGCCGGGATGTCACCGGCTGTGTAGAGTTGTTGTTTCGATTCATCAAAATGTTATCTGCAGCACCTTGGATCCGGAGCAGCTCTGAGCTCGACAATGATTCCAACTTCGAGATGATGAACTGGTAGATATTATCAATCTCTTTGTACATTACTTTTGGGCCCGGGGCTTTCTTTCCCAAAATCTCATCAACAGAAACACTAAAAATATCAGACAGTTTCAACAATGTTTCCCCGGAGATGTCTGTCTGATAATTTTCCCAATGCGAAATAGCAACAACCGAGACACCGAGTTTTGCGCTCAGTTCTTTTTGGGTCATGTCGTGATCTTCCCGCAAATCCCTAATACGGTACATGATTGCTCACCTCTTATAGTCAAAATTATAAAGAAGATTTAACACATTTAAAGAAAACTTAATAGAAAGTTAATGATAACCGTTGACAACATAAACAAAAGGTTATAAAATACGAATGCAAAGGCAAACAAATCATTATGTTTTCTGGCAGGGAGGCCAAGCATGAAGAAACAGGAGATCAACGCTACACGTGTCAACAACGATATCATTTCTTACCTAGAAGACGCAAAGTACTTGATTCAACGCGGACTTCCACTGACAGCGATCGAACGCATCTTCGCCGCAAGCAAGTTAGTTTCGTCCCGAGACTTCAAAGAAGACAAGCCAATCATCATGACCATCCATTGCGACACCTGCGATCACGTATTCAGCGCCGATGTTCGTGAAACCGTCCACTGCCCGAATTGCCACGAGAGGATCCCCTACGATCCCGACGCGGATGAGCAAAAGGACGATTTTACGGATATCAAGCAAGCGCTGCGTTCTGACGCTGTCGGCCCGGATGGTCTTTTCTTTCCGGATGAGGTGCAGTGAGATGAACAAGGCGATGATGGAAACATTGTGGAAGTCAATCGAGTACCATACCGATTTATTGTGCGAAGTGATGGAGCGAGAACAACCGGATCCCGTACTGGTTTTACTCTTCGTTGATGATATCCGCGATCTTCTCAAAAAGGTTGTCAAGGAGGTTAAGCAATGAACAAATCGAAGATTGAAATATTGCTAGCGAAAGCCCGGGCGGTTCTGGAAGCTCTCGACCAAGTGATCAGCTGCGAGGAATTCGATGAAGCAGAATATCCAACCTACGAAGATGAAGAGCGTTTCGGAGGCGATGGCGAGCTCGAGGAGTTCGCCCAGGCTATCCGTGACGCACAGGACGGCATTGAGGAAGCCTGCAATGCGCTTGACAAGTGCATCAACCCCCAGGACTACGACAACAACGGCGATCCTTTGGGAGACGCCGATGACGACTTCTCAGATCTCGAGGAATGCGGATCCGATGATGACAAGTACAACGACAACATGGCTGAGTACAACGACATGTACGCCGAGGAGGAAACGAAATGAAGTCCTACTTTTGGATATCAGTGACCGTCGCAGACGTGACGGCCAGCAACTGGGTTTCGTGGCCACGTGCTACCCACCCGCACCGCATCGTCGCAACGTCGGCCACACACGATCAAGGACTTGTTACGCTCTACGAGGCGGTCGATCCCAAGAACGATTACTTCACGGTCGACGCTCCAAGAGACAAGCAAATTGATGTCTTGTGTTATCGAAACGAGATTGGCAAAGTTGTCCGGGAAACGGCGGAGGCGCTGGAATGAAAGCCCTCTTCAGACACAAACCAGAAAGCATCAAAGAAATAACCCCCCGCGACGAGTACACGATCGAGAAAACGATCACCTTATCGGCCGACCAGTTTAGCAAATTTGAAGATAACCTTTTGGAGGATCAGGATTTCATTACCGAGAACGTCGACCTGATGTACACCGACAAGAATAACGTCCTGCATTGTATCCTTGTGACCGCCGTTGAAGCCGACCATGGGATTCTGGTTGAAAGCGAAGGCTACGACTATGCAAGATACGCTGCCTATTTTCAAAAATCGCCGCAAACAAATGCTGGCCATATGGAGGAACCGAAATGAACGTCAATGACATCCCGGGACGGAAGGAAGAACGCCGCGCGTACCTAGTCAAGAAACGTTTGGAGATTCTCGATGCGATCGCAACCAAATGCGCTGCATTCGGAATCGAGAATTACGACTACATCATCGAAGAGGATCTGCAGGAATACCTGGTACTCGAAGGCCAGAGCATCTGTTGCTCAAGCAACTCGGTGTGGGGCGTCGAACAGGAGCTTCTCGCATATATTTTCGTCTCAAGGAACCGGCACTCGCTCGGTGCCTTCGAGAAACAGACGGTCAACCGCATCAAGCAATATTGGGTGGATACTAAACATCCTCGCAATCCCGAACAGAGCATCATGAAGAACGTTGTCACACCCGAAACACGCCGATCGAATGGAATTCAAACCCCTGAAGACCATCTGATGGATCCGGTCGAAGCGAGAAAGAAGGGTATTGCTCCATGAGGGTCACACAGGTGTTCGTTCAACACGACTACGCGTTTCTTTTCCGCGAAATGAAGATGACGGCAGCCGATGTCGTCAAGCTAGCATCGACACTTCATACGATATCCGTTTCCGAAGTGAAGTTCATCATCAAATCGAAAAGGCCCGGTGTCATCGTCGTCACGACTGACGCCGCATCCGGGAAAGTGATCTGCGATCTTTATGGGACTGTTAAGAACAATGACACAAAGAAAAGCATAGGAGGAAGCAATGGAACAGCAACTCGAATATAAGCTTGTCCCAAATCTCAAAGCGATAAAAACCGCGATGTTTGAACAAGGAGTGACACACTCGGAATTAGGAGTATTACTGCATCTGTCTACGGTCTCGGTTTATAGTCGCTTAGCTGGAAAAACTCGGTTCTATCTTGACGAGCTCTTTGACGTTTCACAGGCGGTCGGAAAGGACATGATGTCATTGGTTTCGATCGTGCCCACGGACGCCCCACATTCATTATAGAACGTTGATTCACGGAGCGGAATACCCCCTAGTGGAAAAAGCGCACCAAAGCCAAAATTACGCGCCTGAAAGGAAGCGATATTTTGAATAAAGACGAAATCTTGTTGACACTCGACGATTTCATCCTCGAGCTGAAATACCAGGAGAAAGCCGATCGAACGTTGACAAAGTACCGAGCGGACATCAAGCGGTTCCTCGAGTCGGTCAAACACAACAACGACATCACGAAGAACGATGTCATGGCGTACAAGTCGCTTGTCGGCAAACTCTATGCGCCCCGGTCGATCAACAGCTACATCGTTGCAATCAACAAGTTCCTGATCTGGTCCGGATGCGAGGACATGAAGGTCAAGAAGCTCAAGATGCAGGAAAAGTACTCGATCAACAACGTGCCTTCAGATGCCGACTATCACCGGATGCTCCGGTTCGCCAAGCGAATGGGTTACCCGGAGATCTACATGATCATGAAGGTGATCAAGCGCACCGGGATCCGGATCTCCGAGCTGGCGTTCTTCACGGTCGAAGCCGTCAAGGATTCGTTCTACATCCATATCCGGAACAAAGGCAAGGACCGCGATGCCGTCATGACCCAGGACCTCGCCCGGGAACTCCGCAAGTACGCAAGGGATCACAACATCACCAAAGGACCGATCTTCACGATCGCCAATGCGACTGTCTGGCGGCGGCTTCACAAGATCGCCGGCGCCGCCAAGGTGAGTCTGGACAAGGCGCACGCCCATGGGTTCAGGCATTTGTTCGGGAAGGACTACATCGAGCAGTGCAATGATGTGGTCGGTCTGGCCGACATGCTGGGGCACAGCAGCCTTGAAACGACTCGAATCTACACCCGGAACACGAACGAGGAAAAACGTCACAAGCTTGAATCCATGCGCCAATGAGAAGGGAGAATTAACTACATGGGATCGAACTATTATTTGAAATCCGATCGAGATGTCTTCAAGAAGCATTACATCAAGTTGATACGACATCGTCAGTTCGGTAACGATTTTTACGCACTTTATGATGTGATGCTACACGAGAGCATCGATCATAACGGCGAACTTCGCAACAGCGAAACACTTCCGTTTGACGACGGCACATTGTGCATGGTCGCCTTCGGAGACTGCATCATCGGCCCCAAAGACATCAAGCACTTCACCCAGATTGTCCACGATGGTCTAATTCTCTTTAAAGAATTGGGACTTGTCGAAATCAAACCGGATGGAACCATCTATATGGGCAAACTTCCGGACAAACTTGGATCGTCTTCATCCGAGCGGGTCAAGCGGCACCGCGATAAAGTAAAGGCATCTTGTAACGCAAATGAAACGTTACAGAAACGCGAATGTAACGTTACAAGAAACGCGGATGTAACGTTACAAAACGTTTCATGTAACAGCGCAAGTGTTAACGATATTGATCTTTTAAAGAGTTTAGATATAAGAGATAAAGAGGAACCTAAAGGTTCCAAGAAAAATGTTACATTTGACCCCCTCAACGCCGTCAACTACCGCGACATCTCCCAGTACTGGAATACCAAGATGGCCGGTAGGAAGATCCCCAAGATCCACGAGAACATGACTTCGATCCGGAAGGGCCACGTGAACGCTAGAATCGCCGACTACGGCATCGCCAAGATCTACGAGATGATCGACCGCGCTAGCGAGTCCGACTTCCTCGCAGGCATGAACGACCGCGGGTGGATGGCAAACTTCGACTGGTGCCTGCTCCCGACCAACTTCGCTAAGATCATCGAAAACAACTATAAGAACGGAGGAAACAGCAATGGGAATGCAATCAGTGGGAAGCCTTCTGCAAAACCAGAATTTGCACGATTCGGCACGACGGTATAGCGCCATGACCCCCGAAGAGCGCCTGAACATGGAGGTGTTGATCTACAACGACTCCGATGGCGATCTGAACGAGGACGGCATCAGCTGCGAGAAGTGCAAGAACAAAGGCTACATCATGACGATCATCGACGGATACAAGACCCTCGAGCCATGTACGTGCATGGCCGGCCGCAAGAGCAGGAAGCTGATCAAGAAGAGCGGGATCGAGAAGTTGCTTTCGCTCTATACGTTCGAAACCTACAAGTGCGAATTCAAGTGGCAATACGACATCAAGACTCAAGCTTTCCGATTTGTCGACCAGGTATTCCTGTCGAAGTGGTTCTATGTCGGCGGTCAATCCGGATCCGGAAAAACCCACATCTGCACCGCCATCCTTTCCCGGCTGATCGACAAGGGGATCGAGGTCCGGTACATGCTCTGGAGAGACGACATCGCCAAGATCAAGGCCGTATCGTTCGGCGACGGATCCGTCGAACTGATGAATACGTGGAAGACGATCCAGGTACTCTACATCGACGACTTCTTCAAATCCGACACGAAGCCGAGTCCGACTGACGTCAACATCGCCTTCGAGATCCTGAACTACCGCTACAACAACAAGATGCCGACGCTCATCAGCTCGGAATACACCGTCGATGTGATCCTGTCGATCGACGAAGCGATCGGATCCCGGATCGTGCAGATGTGCGGTTCCGACTTCCGCATCAACGTACCCGCTGCCATCGAGAAGAATCACCGCTTGAAGAAGGAGAACGCCGATGCCAACCGTCAGTAACACGCCATGGCGCAAGTTCCGACTGACATTCTACCCCAAGCCGAATCCCCACATCGTCGACTATGACCGCAACTGCATCCAGCAGATCAAGGATGCGTTCATCAGCTTCGTCAAGATCCACGGCCGCGCTCCAGAGAACGTGACCATCGGCCCCTACGAGATGCAGGAAGTCAAGAAAGCCCATCAAGCCGGCGTGACGATGGAAGTCACCATCGACGGAATTAAGCACGTCATCCCGATTCTGGAGTCGACCAATGATCCGAAATAAGAAGAACATCGTCTTCGGTCCCCAGGATCCCATCACCAATGAAGTTCATCGGTTGATGATCTGGCAACCATATAGATGGTACCAGGTCAAGGATATCAGCATGATCGTCTTCGGCGAATACAACGAATCCCACGATACCGCGATTCGTGAGGCCATCAGAAGGGTCCGACTCAACGCCGACTGGTTCTGCCTGGTCCTGTCGAGTAGGAAGGGCTACAAGGTCGCAGAGAGCCGTGCAGAATACAAGGCATGGCGTGGATCCGTCATCGAGGCATTCAATACCGATCTTGACGTCTTGGAGCTTTGCGACTGGAAATCCATCCACGACGAGAACCTACGCATGACCGACACCGAGTATCAATGTCCGGTGTACGAGTCGATCAAGGATGCGCCGCCGATTCCTCAGCTTCAACCGCCAATCACGTACAATATCCAGACCAACGGACAAGTGTCCGCAATGCTATAGGGAGGAACACCATGGCCAATCAGGAAAAAGAAGAACTCGCCGTCGAGTTGGAGCAATGCATCGCTCTTCTCAACACGAGCGGCGTCAACTCAAAGCAGATCGTCAAGAACACGCTGTCGGACATCGTCAAGGAACTCCGCGGCGAACCGGCTAATACAGAACACGGGTTGCCGTTCTGACATCATGGGAAATGGGCATAAATTCTCTGATCAAGAGCGACTATTCATCAGGGATCATTCGAAGGTAACTACCTGCAGTGAGCTTACCGACTTGTTCAACAAGGCTTTCGGATCGTGCCTTTCAAAAACTTCCATTCATTCGTACCTGAGCAATCACAAGCTGCATAGTGGATCCAGATTTACTGGCGAACAACGACAATTTCTGTTGGATCACTCTCACCTAGTCAAGTACAAAGACATAGCCATTGCGTTCAACGAGAAATTTGGGACCATTAAAACAGCATCATCCATGAGCGCGTATTTTTGGAAACATCACCTATCAAACGGAGTCCCATCCAGAATTCAAAAAGGGCAGCGGATCGGTGTGGCTCATGAATATATAAAAGGCGAACGACATCCGGAAAATGAAATCAAGAAAGGCCAACGGATCGGTATCGCCACTGAATTCAAACCCGGGCAAATGCCTCACAACACCGATTCGGTAGGCGCTGAAATCACGCGAGAGGATGGGTATAGGTACCGGAAGATAGCTGAAACAAAGCCATCAAGATTCGGCTGGAAGCAGGTTCATCACTTGATTTGGGAAGAGGTCAACGGCCAGATACCGGCCGGCCACAAGCTTCTTTTCGCCGATGGCGATCGGACGCACCTGGAACTGAGCAACTTGATCCTGATCACAGATGCACAGATGGCGATCATGAATAAAAACCATTTGACAGGCGTGGATCCGGATCTGACAAAGGCCGGATTACTGATTGCCACGATTATGTCGACCACAAGCAAAAAATCAAAAGAGCTAAACGAAGGGAGATAACATGCAAAACAAGCTCGGAGATCTGAACAATCATCTATTCGAAACGATCGAAAGGTTGAATGACCCCGATATCACGGGAGAAGCACTCGAGGTCGAACTACGTCGAGCAAGAGCGATCGCCGCCGTTGGAACAGTCATCGTCAACAATGGCAACCTCGTCTTGAGAGCACAGAAACACATCGATGAATTCGGGAATGACAGAAAGAGCCTGCCGGACATCCTTCAGATCGAGCCGGAGAAGAAGGCAGCATGAACACGGCAAAGAGTGCAACACTGAAGCCGTCCGAAAGGTCGAAATTCAAGCCAACAGTAGATGAGGTCCTTGAATTCTTCAAAACCAAATTCTGGTGGTTGAATTGGGAGAAGACGATGCGATTTGCACAGACAGTCGTAATCACGAAACACAAGAAGGCCGAGATTCTGATCGGGTTTATGGAGTGGGGGATCTCAGTGTCTGGAACGAACAGAAACAAAGGTTATGAGGGATTCAGTAGCCCCGTCGACTCTTTCCAAGATCTGATCAAAACGCTCAAGGGGTATGTACCAAAGTACGGATTCCCGCCCGCGCCAGCTGAGCATCAGATGACAATCTTCGAGGTGCTATGAATGATCAAGCTTGCAGAAAACACCGAACCGAAGAAGTACGGCTTCGTATACCTGGATTACGGCGGCGGAACCTGGACGAACGGCCGGATCCACTTCTTCCGTGGGTCCCTGAGCCCGATCGGAGATCCCAATCGTGAAGATCTTGACACTTTGCTCCAAATGCAACACGAAGGCACAATCATCAGAACCAAGGAGGAGACAGCATGACGCCAGTGACTTCACGCGAGATCGATATCGCTCTAGCAAAGCGGTTCACTGGGGACTATCTCTACCTGTCGCAGTGCAAGAACGGTCCGTCTGGTGTCATCGCCGGTGAACTTCTCATCTTTGACGGACTTGCCCTTGCGAAGAGCTGGGCGCACCCGAACGTTATCGGATTCGAGATCAAGGTCAGTCGCGGAGACTTCCAACGCGATAACAAGTACGGTCGGTACATGCCTTACTGTAACGAGTTCTACTTCGTTGTACCAACCGACCTGATCGACCGATCAGAGCTAGAAAACGACATCGGGCTTATCTACTACAACCCCAAGACCAAATCTACCATGATCAAGAAAAAAGCAGTGCATCGCCAGGTTGAACTGAACCCCAAACTGCTCATGTACATCATCATGAATCGAGTGGATTCTGACCACATCCCGTTCTACAGTTCAAAGGCACAGTATTTCCGGGACTGGCTCGATAACAAGATCAGCGACAAAGATCTTGGGTTCGCAGTCAGGTGCAAAGTCGTTAATAAGATGGGGATTGCTCAGGATCAGGTCGTCAAGATGGAACGCGAGGCGAATGAGAATAAATCAAAGTTGAACTTACTCGATACCATCCTTGGTTTGCTGGTCAAAAAGAAAATCATCGATCCGTGGGACGTTAGTAACTTTACCTATTACACATTTGATAAACTGGAACGATTTATCGATCGGCCTATGGCAACACTAAACCTTGATCACCTCGAAGCGTCACTAGCTTCTGCGCTCGAGACGGTCAGAAAGCAGAAAGAGAAGGTAATCAATTCATGAACATCAGCGAACTGATCAAGCAAGTCCACCAGAACGCGAAGGATCACGGATGGTGGGATGAACCCCGATCCATGGCCGAGTTGCTATGCCTCATCCACTCCGAAGTGTCGGAGGCTCTAGAGGAAGACAGGAATCACAAGGAACCGAACAAAACATACTATTCCGGGAAATATACATCGAAATTAGGGGACGGAACACCCAGTTTTGAAATCATTGCATTCGGGTCTGTTCCCGGGAAAGCCATCATGCCGCCAGACATTGATACAAATCCAACTATCGATATCACGAAGCCTGAAGGCATCCCGTCTGAGCTGGCCGACATCGTGATCCGCGTCATGGACATCTGCGGGTATCACGGAATCGACCTCGAAGCGGCGATCGCAGAGAAGATGGAATACAATCGCACTCGGCCGATGCGCCATGGGGGGAAGAAACTATAAAAAAGAGCCTAATCGGCTCTCTCTACATCTAGTGCTTCTTGTCTTTTGGCGGGTTGGGGTCTTTCGGCGCAAACGTGTTTGGATTGGAAATCTGCCCATCTTTGTTATGCGGAATGAGTTCGACTTGCGCGTTCTTGGCAATTTCACGTGCCCGCTCCATTGCTTCCTTCTTAGTGTCAAAGACATTTGAAGGTCGCTGTGCGTTTGCGCGCTCTACCGCCCATTCCTTGCCGTGCGGTACAACATGAACATTGGATTTAGCCATAATCAATCACCCCTTCTACTTAAATTATAGTCATATAATCAAGTATTTACATGTTGAACAATGGGTTCCTTCTCAAAAAAATAAAGCACGCAGGTGCGTGCTAAAAAAGGATATCGTTACAAGTTTGCGGTGTTATATTTTATTGCCTCATCAGGAATTCCAGAATAAAATTGATGCAAGTCAGCAATCGCCTCGTCTGACAAACGGCCGATTTTATAATAATTATTTTTACTTGCATTGAAGAAAAAGAGCTCCTCAGCGCAAGCAAAACTATCAAAATTCGTTGTCTTTGCTTTTCCTTTCATCAGCTTCACAGTGGCATTAAATCGAATGACATAATCTGATGTTTCCTGTTTCTTCTTCCAAAAGTCTTCGTCTGGTATATGACACAAGACCACTGATACTATATCACACGGGATAGCAACAGCATAATTTTCAGGATGGTCATCAGTGAGAATAAACGAATGTTTATCAAAATGTACTTCACCTAACATAATGTTCTCAACAACAATAATATCCCCTGGTCTGCACATTGATCGGCCTACTTCTTAACATTCAAAACAACGACTGACTTACCTGACAATACATCTTTACTCCACGGGATGGGAATAACCGACTTTAATGTATCATTATTTTTTACGAACGCGACTTTTGATTGGTCTCTCTTTTTAACATCAAATATCGGCGTATTCACAAAAAACACCTCCCAATGCGACTTTATTATATCACCGATAATGGCTGTTGCAACATATGACACACCAAAATCTTATATCCAAACGCTAATATTTTATATCCAATGTAAAAAGCGTTTGACATTTTGAACGAAATTACACTTTTTAACCCGATAGAATAGATTAACACTTTCAATACAACATTACAAGAAAAATAATTCAATAGATCATAAATATGCCAAGGAGTGAACATGTTCGAAAAAACAAGAGAAGAAATTGTACTTGGGAATATGGGGTTCAAGCGTTCCGATGTTGAGTGGATCAAGGATCTTGGATGGGTTCTGGTCGTCGTCAAAGATCGGCAACTCCTCGCAAGGAGTATGCCGGAACCAGGTGAGTTCGTCGACTTGGATGAGGGAGTCCGTCAGCTCAAAGAAATCAAAAGCCGTTTGAAAGGAGAGTCCATCATCGAATGAACGACACCACTCAAAGGGACATCGAATTCATCTCGGTGGACCTGGAAGACTACGCCACTTCAAATCGGCAGAAGCCGGTCGCAAGACTGATCGACACGATTAAGGACAAGTTCATCGAGTTCTATTCGGTCACGCTGCCGAATCGCAAGACGCCGATCATCGCCGTCTACAACAAGCTATCCCAGGAAGTCATCGGGGAGATCAAGTGGTATCCGCCGTTCCGGCAATACAGCTTCTTCCCCGAAGACGAAACCGTGTACCACGATGGCTGCCTGGAGAAGATCCTCGAGTGCATCAAATATCTGAAGGGAGACTCAATCAAGCAATGATGGACACCAAGATGAAGAAGTTCGTGTATCGTCTCATGACATCCGGCATTCTGCACAAGCTGCGGATCCGGCTGACGGGACAAGTGATGGCCGTCGAGTGGCGCGCGCAATACTTTGGCGAGGAGAAGGTTGTGTACGCCCAAAATGAAGACTTTGCGCGTGCGACCGTCCGCGCGAAATTGAAGGAAAGATGGAGCGGATTTTTGCTCGAAGAAGCACCGCAGGCAGATGCCTAAATTCACATCAAGAAAAAGCAAAAAGTATCCGAATGGAAAAACAGCCCGATTATCCGCATATTTGCGCGGTGGAAAGGGTGTCAGGCATGCGAAATATAATTATAAGGTTATTTTACATCGAAAAAGGGGTGAAAAACCGTCTATGGAACGCTCATCGAAGGCAGAAAAAGAGCTTCGCAGGAAGTATGATTTGCGCTACAACAACGTTCGCTGCAAGGCGTACTCGGTCGGGTCGATCGTTGAGTTCGTAACGAAGACCGAAGGCACTCTCAAAGGTGAGATCATCAGGATCCACAGAGCATCAAGCGGTCTGGTCGTCTATCAGATCAGCGTCATCAACGAGGAATCGAGCATCCGGCAGTTCGCGGTGACTCGACAAGATATCTTCCGGGCGGTGAAAGCATGAAACGATACAAGGTGACATCGGATTACCTCAAGAAGCTTGCAGACACGAATCACCGTATCCATCGCACAGAGTTTCGAGACTATGGGGATGGCTATTACCGTGAAGCGGTGGAAGAGACCTCATTTGTTAAGGTCGATTACCAAGGGGAAATCACGATCGTGGAGTTTTACAACAGCGATCACATCCTTGACGTGGATCCGAAGCCATACATCGATGATCTGCTCGGGGATGGAAAGGTGGTGGCGGTAGATGGACCTGGCGACGAACGTCTATCGGATTGAGACACTGCATCAATTCGATCTTGAGGATGCAAACGAACTAATCAAGATTCTTCGACATGAGCTGAAGTTCCTTCAAGGTTCCAGGCCGAGTGGGTTCTACCAGAAGTCAGAAGAACAGATCTCGGCGCGGATCAACTGGCTAGTTAACATGATCTCGTTTCTTGAGTCAAGTTTACAGTCGAGGATCAGCGTTGTCACTCAACTGGAAGAGAAGTGCAGAATGGCACCAGAGTTGTTGAACGATGCTGAGATGAGGGTGTTTTTGGCAACTAAGAGCCTTAAGGCTGTCAAAACAACGCGGGAAATCGCTCTCGAAGTAGGGTATGACGAGGGTTACGTGAGGAACCTAATCAGTAGCATTAAGCGGAAGACGGGCATTAAAGTTGTGACAAACATGTGACACTCGGTCATTAACAAACATGTTATTATGAAAATGTGGGACGACAAGCGCGACGACTTGTCACCACCATGATCTCCTGTCATGAGCCGGCAGCGACTCCCTTCTCTGTCGGCAACGCTAATGATTCGTCACAATGACGATTCACATAGAACATCAGCATACCAAATAGCAAAGACCAGTCTTCGATTGTGTCTTTGTTATTTATTTCTTAGGGAGCAGTGATTGTTTGCTATGCAAACACCAGAGAACGTTCGTCGATTCTATCAGTCCAAGCAGTGGAAGAGTGTGCGTATGCACATCAGAATGAAGAAGCGTGGTATCTGTGAGGAGTGCGGTCAGGCTGGATGGGAAGTGCATCACATCATACCATTGACTGCCGAGAACGTGAACGATCCTAGTATCAGCATAGGCGAAGCCAACCTGCAGTTGTTGTGTACTTCATGCCATGACGCCAAGCGTGCAACAGATGGATCCACAAGGGATGATGTGGCCTTCGATGACAACGGCGAACTCATTCATCTTAACAAGCGTGTCGTGTTCAATGGAACTGTCTATTCAGGTGACAAACTAGCGATCGACATTCACCCATCCAAGAGCATACCCCCCCGGTCAAAGTCTCAAATTTGACTGTGTGTAACACCGGGGAGCCAGTCGAGCAAAATATATTTCCGTTTTATTGAATAACCCCCTTTTCGCTTTTCTTTCGATACTTTCTTTGAAGATCAAGCAGAACCCCCAAAAATCGATCAAAAAACGGTGATTTTATGCAAATTTCGTACCTCAAACCAGAAGACTTGATTCTGTACAAAAACAACCCTCGGAAGAATGACCAGGCCGTCGATATGGTCGCTGAGAGCATCAGCAAATTCGGGTTCCGCGTTCCCATCATCGTGGACCGGAGTAACGTGATCATCACCGGTCATACCCGAGTGAAAGCCGCCATCAAGCTTGGCATGCGGGAAGTACCGGTGATCATCGCCGACGACATGACCGAGGATCAGATCCGGGCGTTCAGGATCGTCGATAACCGCGTCGCTGAAATTGCACGCTGGGATTATGTACTCCTCGAGGACGAATTGAAGGCGATCGAACTTGACCTGTCCGCATTCCAGTTCGAACTGCCCGGCGCTGACGATCGCATCGTCGACGATGACTTCGCCGTCAAGCTACCGAAAACCGCCAGAAGCCAACTCGGTGATCTCTACAAGCTTGGCCGGCATTATGTCATGTGCGGTGACGCGACGATCCAAGAACACATGGACCGGCTATTGTCCGGGGCCGTCATCGATGTGGTGCTGACGGATCCGCCGTACAATGTCAACTATGTCGGCAAGGCCGGCGACATGATGAACGACAACATGACACCGGAACAATTCCAAGAATTCCTGATCAAATCCTTCCACGTGGCGGACAGCCACCTCAGACACGGTGGGGTATTCTACATCTGGCACGCTGATTCCGGGGCACTAGAATTCCGACTCGCGTGTCGTGAAGTCGGTTGGCAAGTCCGCCAGTGCTTGATCTGGGTAAAAAACGGTCTCGTGATGGGACGTCAGGACTACCAGTGGCAACACGAGCCGTGCCTCTACGGATGGAAAGCCGGTGCAGGCCACTACTTCATCGATGATCGCAGTTTCACCACTGTGATGGAAGATCAGGATATCGCAAAACTCAAAGTCGGCGAACTCCGCGAAATTGTGCGATCTGGAATGGAACTCGGAGACAACACATCATCCGTGATTCACGAAAACAAGCCTTTGAAGAACGACAATCATCCGACCATGAAGCCGATCCGGTTAATGGGCCGACAGATCAATAACTCCAGCAGGATGGGGGATAACGTCCTGGATTCATTCGGGGGGAGCGGATCAACTCTGATCGCTGCAGAACAACTTGGACGCCGGTGCTACATGATGGAACTGGATCCCCGATACGTCGACGTCATCATCGACCGTTTCGAGAAAATGACCGGAGTCAAAGCCGAAAAAATGTAAGGGGTGGAATTGTGAAGGGACGAAAGCCGGTTCCGGCCGCGATGCTTGACGAATCACATGCCAAGCTCGGCCAAGAACAACTCGAGGCCCGGAAGGCCATCGAAAAAAAACTCAATCCAAGTTCGCTCCTTCGATGCCCGTCCAAGACGAAGATCAGTCCGGAAGCGCGGCGAGTGTGGAAGCGAATCATGAAGCTATACGACGGAATGGACGTCGATATTCTCTCCGATCTGGATGAGGTCGCGTTGAAAATGTATTGCGAAGCGGTCGCAGTTTACGAAACGGCACACGGTGAGTGGTTGCACATCCAGAGAGTCATGGTTGCCAACCCGCAGACGCAAGGACAGATCGATCGGTTGCTCGATCGAATGAACAAGCAGACGACAGTCATCAATAAGCTGGCCGAGCAACTGTGTCTGACTCCAGTCGGAAGAGCTCGAATGGGAGTCGTCGCAATAAACGTAACGGTCCCCAATTCAAACCCGATTGACTTTTTGTTTTCTCAGCCCAAGCAACCAAGAGAAGGCAAGTCATGAACTACATCCAAGAATACATCGACAAGCTCCGGTCCGGTGAGATCATCACATCGAAACGTGTAAAGCAACTCTACTTCAACATCATTGAACCAGTCATCCGCGATGAGCATCCAGGCTACTACTTTGACGAAGACGAAGGCGAATTGTTTATCAAGTTCGCTGAAACCTATTGCAAGCAGTCCATTGGAGAAGAATGGGTCGGCCAAGATATAAAGTTGATGCTATTCCAGAAGGCCAAATATCAAGCGATCTTCGGCATTTATGATCGAACTACTGGTGAGCGTAGATTCGAGGAAATCTTCGACGTCCGAGGCCGCAAGAACGGCAAATCGACAGAGAACGCAGTGCTTGGTCTTTATTTGCTTCTCCGCGAAAACGGCGCTGAAATCTACGTGGCCGCAACCACCTTTAATCAAGCTGCCAGAGTCTGGGAAGAAGCTAAGAACATGAAATCCCAGTCTAGATTCATGCGAGATCTCATCGGCCACAAGACGTTTCCCACCAAATTGCTCTACACGAAGAGGGGTAACTCCAAGTTCTCAGTGTTGTCGAACGCCGTTCAAACGCAGGATGGTCTAAACGCTTCTGCTGCAATCATTGATGAAGTGCATGAGCTCCCAAGATCTCGGTACGATATCCTAAAGCAAGCCATGACTTCACAATCGCATCCGTTGTTGTCGATGATCACAACAGCAGGGTATGTCAGGGAAGCGTTGTACGATGACACGTACAAATATATGGTTCAAGTCCTAGATGGAACATACCAAGATGATAAAGTTTTTCCCCTAATCTACGAACTTGACGAATCTACTGAGATCGACAAGCCGGAGTGCTGGATCAAAGCCAATCCAGGGCTTGGAGTAATCAAAAAAAATGAGCAGTTGAAGTATCTGGTAAATCGAATGAAGATTGACCCGAATCTAGCTAACACAGTGAAGACAAAAGATTTCAACATTCGCGGAGTCGAAAATCAATCCTGGCTCATCTATGACGACTTCGACATCTACGAAAAAATCGAAGTCCCCGGCGAAACGGATCCGGACAAGAAGTTCATCAAACGGCCGATCATGTACACCGAAGAGGAGCTCGCTTCATTTGATAACAGTCTTGTTCTGGGTGGCTTCGACCTCTCGCGTACAAACGACCTTACGGCCTTCGTCACACTGCTCTTCGATAAAGTCAACCAACGAAAAATCGCTATCCCGATGTTCTGGATGACTGCTGCCTTCTTGCGAGCCGAGATGGAAACAAACTCGAAGATACCTTGGAAGCAGTGGATCGACCGCGGGTTCATCAGGATATCGGGTGACCAGCTGATCGACCATCACGACGTCGCCAACTTCGTTGCGTCGAACTTCAAAACCCATGGATGGATGTACCAGTTCATCAATTATGACTCCTACTCATCGTCCGCACTCGTCCATGAACTTGCCCAGATGGGATATGTGGAAGACTACTGTTTGAAGGCGACGATCCAGGGCTACAAGACGTTGTCAGTACCAATGCAAACGTTGGCGGCCGATCTCAAAGAAAGAACCGTCTGTTACCAAGGTAATCCGGTAATGAAATGGATGTTTTCCAACGTCGTCCTCGTTCAGGACCGCAATGGTAACTTCATGCCGGATAAATCGAAACCAAAACGCAAAATCGATGGTGTCGCAGCGCTCTTGAACTGCTACGTTTCGTACGTTGCACAACCAGACTATTACATGAAATGACTTCGGGGGAGATGATGAAATGGGCCTATTGAACGCGATATTCGGTAAGAAAAATACGCACAGTACTATCTCCCCGGTCGATTTCTTCAATCCGTACTTCTCCGGCAGTTATGATCCGAATAAAAACATCACCTATGTTGCGGTATGCGACGAACTCGCAAGAAGCATCTCAAAGTGCCGCCCGATAGTCACACTCAAGGGCGAGCCGGCGACATCGAAAAAGTACATCGAAGAGTTTTTGACTCTACGGCCGAACCCCTTCATGAGTGCTCCGGTGTTCTGGGAAACGATGGCTAGAGACTATTACACCTTGTTCAATGCTATCGCCTGGCTGGAATACGATTGGACGAACTTCAAGCAACCTTTGAAAGCAATCTGGCCGTTGGACGTCGACAAGAATAGTCTCGAAGCGGCCAAGGCTATCGATGGTCGTGTATACGCCAAATTTTCGATCGAAGGCGTCACACGATACGTCGATCACGAAGATATGTTGATTATCTCTCGGAACGTTAAGCCTTCTGCGTTCTTCGGTCAAATATCCCCTGCAGCCAATCAGACTCTCAAGGTTCTCCAGGCGAACTATGAAGGCCTCGAGCAGGCGATCAAGACTAGTGCGTTCATCCGGTACTTGGTATCGTCGCCGACGCTGATCAACGAAGACGAGAAGAAGAAAAAGGCTAAATATTTCGCGGAAACCTACCTCGGCAAAGACTCCAGCGGCGTAGTGTATGTGGACCAAGCCACAAACGTGACACGGGTTGAGTCCGCGCCGCGAAATGCAAACGTCGATGAGATGAAGTCATTCAAGGACGAGATCTACGAGTACCTCGGATCGAATCCCAAGGTGACTCGTGGCGAAGCGAACGAAGATGAGTGGCAATCGCATTACGAGTCAGCACTCGAGCCGTTTTTCGTGAAGTGCGAAGCCGAACTGACATACAAGCTGTTCACCCCAGGTGAGCGGAGCGCGGGGAACCGCATCGAGATTGACGCCGATCGGCTTCACACGGCAAGCATGAGAACACGTGTCCAGGTTGCGGCGCTCTACGCCAAACTGCCCGTTGTGAAACCAAACGTGATCTGCGACCTTCTCTTTCTTCCGAGAACGGAAGCCGGCGAGAAGGAATACAGCACCTTGAACTATGTCGATTCGAGTAAGCAAAATCAGTACCAAAACGTGGGGGAACAGGATCCCAAGCCGAAGCCCCAGGAGGAGGAACCGAAAGATGGAAAATGAAGTGCTGAAGAACCGCATGATCAGACCGAATGACTATCATCGACTGATCGAAGTTCGCGCTGCAGAATCTACCTCCGATGCGAAGATGATCCTTGAAGGACGAGCGGTCGTCTTCGATGAAGAAACAGTCCTGTTCAAATGGGATGACATCGAGTACAAGGAGATCATCAAAAAAGGCTCCTTCAACGAGACTGATTTTTCGAACGCATTCTTGAAGTACAACCACTCCGATGTGGTCATGCCGATGGCTCGTTACAAGAACGGAACGTTGAAAATCGATGTCAGGGATGATGGTGTGTGGGTTAACGCGGAACTCGCCGACACATCCGCATCCAAAGACCTCTATGCGTTAGTCAAGCGTGGGGATATCGACAAGATGTCCTTCGCATTCACGATCAGGGAAGAAAGCTACGACCAGGTGACCCATACCTGGACAGTCCTGAAGGTTGATCGGCTGTACGATGTCGCTGCAGTGAACATCGCAGCCTATGAATCGACAGAGTTGTACGCTCGGCGTTACGGCGACGTGGAGGCGCGCCGTAAAGAGGTGGAGGCCTCTTTACAGAAACAGCAGATCGAGCAAAAAAAGCAAATAGCCCAAGCGTGGATCAACGCCGCTAAATAAAAATCAATTCTCTGGGAGGAGAAAAATCATGAATAAAGAACGTATCAATCAAATCAGCCTCATGCTGACCGAACGGGAAAAAGAACTCACCACCTGCAGCGACGCCGTCCGAATCGAAGCGATCACGGCAGAAGTCAGATCGCTCACCAACGAGCGCGCAACCCTGATCGTCGAAATGAAGAACGAAGCCCGAAACGCCTTCGCCACCGGATCGCCGATCGCAACGGTGCAGACCCAAGAGACCCAGGAACAACTCGAGCAGAGAGCCCGCGATCTCAAGCAGGGTCGCGCGATCAGCATCGCTGCGCTCGACATCCTGCACGTCGACAAGCAGTCCGGCGTCCTCAGCCCGGCCTTCAATCAGGTGTCGAACCTGGTTGACCTCGTCCGCATCGTCTCCATGATCGGCGCGGAATCGTACACCAAGGGCTACATGAAGTCCAACGGAATGGCCGGCTACACGGCCGAAGGCGGAGACTACAACGCCGTCGAACCGGCGTGGGGCTACATCCAGATCGGCAAAGCCAAGCTGACCGCCTACACCGAAGTCCCGGAAGAATTCGAGAAGCTCGCGCCGGAAATGTACCTTCCGGAAATCAAGCGAAATCTCGAGATCTCGCTCAAGAGAAAACTCGCGCTCGAGATCCTCAAGGGCGCCGGCACGACGAACACCATCACCGGCATTCTGACCGCCGCCTACGCGACGGCGATTGAAACGTCGAAGGACCTCGAACTGTCGACCATCGATGACACCACCCTCGACAAGATCATCTTCGCCTATGGCGGATCCGAAGACATCGCGGACGGCGTTCTCATTCTGAGCAAGACCGACCTCCTCGCGTTCGCCAACGTCAAGGGCACCAACGAAAAGAAGAAATGCTACGACATCGACTACAAGGCGAAGACGATCAACGGCATCCCCTACGTGATCAACTCCAACATCACGGCTCTGTCGGCGGCCGCGGCCAGTGCCTACAGCATGGTCTACGGGTCTCTGGCCAACTACGAGTTGACCGTGTTCAGCGCACTGGACGTCCAGAAATCGACGGACTACAAGTTCAAGCAGGGTCAGATTGCGTACAAAGTCTCCGGCTTCTTCGGCGGCAACGTCGTGACCTGGAACGGCTTCGTTCGCATCAAGAAACCCGCCGCCTGAGTCGTCCCAGATCACATGAAGTAAAATTGATGAAGAAACGGAGGCAAGAACGATGGCTGATAAAGTCTTGACCGTTGACCAAGTCCGGAAGGCACTCTCGGTCGATGATGATTTCGATTCTACAGAACTGGATCGCTATGCGTCTCTTGCCTCCGCTTTCGTCAAACAAAAAACCAGATACAATTTCGCTACGGACACCGTGGTACATCCGCTCGCTGTTCAGCTGGCAACGCTCTATTGCCGTCAGCAGTACTACAACGGCGCCGGCGACTACAACAAGGACCACGACTACACCATTGGCATCAGCAGCCTGATCATCGATCTGCAGTGTGTCGCAGATTCGAAAAAGGCAGCGAAAGTCGTCTACGATCTCATCGCATTAATTCCCGGTACAGTGACCCTGAGCGATGAACCAAAGATTGTCGCCGCGCGAACAGCCTATGACCAGTTGTTCGATCAGGATCTCGAATACGTTTCGAACTACTCCACTCTTGTAGCGGCCGAAGCGGCTCTTCTGGTCTTGAGGTAATACCATGAAGCCACCCGTGAACGATTTTTCGATCAAAGACACACTGATTCGCATCTTTTCCCTCACGATGGAGAGCACCGATTCTGGTAATGTGTCCATCAAGAAATACCACCATCCCGAAGGATCCACAGTGCATTCATATGTCCGTCAGTTGAGTTCATCGGAGACATCCTATGGGAATGCCAATCAAGACGGATCTGCGTACCTTTTCGTTATCTATCGACGATCGGTGACGTCGGACATGTACATCGAGGTTGTAACCGGTCCGCTGTTTGGCCGAACCTTTCAAGTCGACGGCCCTGATGGTTTTGAGTTGCGCAGCAAGGAACTCCGAATCTACGCACACCAGATTCAACCGGTGACCTACACCGCGATCGAATACGGGGGGTGGCTGCAATGATAGGAACTGTTCAAGCTTGGCAGTCCGCATGTAATCTCATCCCCGACATTTTGCAGAATGATGTCGGTCTCACGAACGGAATCAAGCTATCCCCGTCAGAACGCCTGAGCGCTCCGGGGATTATGTTTTGGGAGTTGCGAGTGGTCGATCAAGAGTGCGGGAAGAAACCAACCTACGTCACCTGGAGATCGGATCGGAGCACTCCCACGGATTACGCTGATGGCTCCCCCCTTCAGCGCGCCGTCTCTGGTCGCATTGAAATATTCTCAAACAACTCTCGAACCGATTCATCGATGATCCTTCTCCTTGCCTCCATCGACGACAAGTTTACCGACAAGCAATGGGCAGTCGAATTTGTCACCTACGAGTTCGATGAAAAGATCGGTCGATTCCATTATGTTTTCGAAGTCCTGACTATCATCACCGGTTGACGCGATGCTGAATGCTGGCAACGTTTCTCTCGAGGTCCAATTACACCAAATCATAGCCGAGTATCGAGATGAGGTCGCAGCCGATGTCGAAGCGGGATTGACAGAAGCGAGTCAACTCCTCGTCAGTCGATTACTGGCGGCAAGTCCGCGCTCGGATCGCCCGGATATGCCGCACCTACAGGACAACTGGGATCGCAAGCTGGAGTACAAAGGTGTACGTTACGTCGGCAACACAAAAACCGTACCCCGTCCGAAGTTGTTCTCTTCGCATAAAGGCGGAATTCCGCTGAGCTCACTGCTTGAATTCAGCTCCAAAGGTCACCCTTTCATTCAACGAACATTCGATGCTTCACACGAAGAATTAACCGCACTCATCGTGCGGAAAATAGGAGGCTAAACCATGCTTTTGGAACTCAACTGCAAAAACCTGAAGTACGCGGTCAAGGGCACCCTGGGAGCCTATGGAACACCCAAGGTCTGGACTGGTCTCAAGTCCATCTCCCTCGAACCCAACTACGAGGAAAAAGAAGTATACGCTGATGGCGATCTCGTGACCGTGCTCGTCAACGACAAGGGATACACCGGCGAAGTCGTCGTCACGGACAAAGCGGACGATTTCGAGAAGGACCTCGGGTTCCGGGAAGAACTTGCCGGAGCTTTGGCCGACGTCCAGCAACTCGACCGGAAAGAAGTCGCAATCTACCTCGAGATCGACAACCAATCCGATGCCGGCATCGCGTCCACGAACAAGGTGTGGCTCCTCGGTGTTTTCGTGAGCCGTGCAAATGACAAGGTGCAGCAGCGCGAAAGCTCTCCGGTGACCAACGACGTCACCTACAAGATTCGCGTCAGCGGCGATCTCAAGATGACTGCGGATGGATCCGCGGTCTATGTGAATGCGAACGGCGTCAGCCAGCGTGCTTCCAAACTGACCGCCCGCCCGAGTCACACGGGATACGCGACGTTCGGTAACACCGTTCCCACGCCCAAAGTCGCCGCCTAAGGATGAGATGTCATGATCGTCATCCTTCAAATCGCCAACGCTACATGGAATGAGAAGAAACAGGTCCGGGAGGTCACGTACGACGATTTCCCGGTCCAAATCGATACATCGTTGAGAGCTCACATGAAGTGGGAGCGTGAGTTCGAACCTACGATGAATTGCACGCTCGTAGAATACTATGATCGCGTCCACGAGTGGATAAAGAATGAGGCGACGGCCAAGGCGAAATTCCTTAGTCTCGTCAAGTTGCTTTACTGCTATGTGAGCTCCGAAAAACTGCCGACATTCGACGATTTCATGAGCCTTTTCGAGCCGGAAACCCGATCATACAATCTCGAAAAGATACGCGTCGTCATCGTGGCTGTGGGGAAGATTGTCCCAAAAAACTGACCGCGCGCATCGAGCGTCTGAGAGAGTTATCGCTGCAGATACCGAGCGGTGATGGCAAAGGAACCGGTGCGCCACAGGTATTCGTCACTCTGGAAAAAGCGATCAAGTATGGAATCCCGTATGATCTCATCACGGATCTGAATTATCTCGAACTGGTCTACATGGTGATCGACAAAGATATCGAACTCATGGAGAACTACATCGAGCGGCAAAAACAGGAACAAGATCGGGCTCGTGGCGTCCACCGTCGCAAGGCAACCCCGCAAGAAACGAATCGGATGTTAGGTGGAGACGACTAGGAGGGGTGGCTATGGCGAATACCATTAAAGGCTTGACTATCGAATTGCGCGCCGAGATGAAGAAATTCAATCAAGACATGCGCACTGCTGACAAGTCGATTGGGAATACCCAGAAGCAGGTGGACACCCTTGCTAAGTCTCTACGTCTCGAATGGAACACGGATCGATTCGCTCAAGCGCAGAAGTTGGCTCAGTCAGCAATCAAGCAAACCGAAGACAAAGCAAAAGCCCTGAGAGACGAAATGTCGAAACTGAACAGCATGGGGCTGTCAGTCGATTCAGATCAGTACAAGTACCTTCAAACCGAAATCCTCAAGACGGAAACAAGAGTCGTCGAACTCAAAGCCAAACTGCAACAACTCAGGGATCTCCGGATTGACGAATTGGCAGGACGATTCGAGAAACTCGGATCATCCATCACCGGAGTCGGATCACAACTACGCGCATTGTCTACCACGGCCGCTGCCATTCTCGCGGCTTTTGTCGCAGTAGGATCCGGAGCAGTCAATACGGCTGACGATCTTAAAACGATGGCTGACCAATTGAACCTGGCATCGGTCGAATTGGAACGCTGGCAGTACATCGCCATGCAATCTGACGTCACTGACACCGAACTGCAGGCCGGTCTTCAAAAGATTCAAGTCGCATTGGCTGACTTAGCAACTGGAACCACCTCGGGGGCTACTGACGCCCTTCAGGCACTCAATCTATCTTCTGAACAAGCCGCCCTTGGCATGTCGGAAAACTTTGACCTCGTTATTGAACGTCTCGCCGCGATCGATGATGAGACTCTTCAAGCGGCGCTAGCAAATGAAATATTTGGGGACAAAATGGGAGCAAAGATGATTCCGATGCTCCAGCAGGGCGGGGCAGGACTCGCTGCCCTATCTGCAGAATTTGAAACCTTCAACTATATGACCGATCAAGAGGTCAATGCATTATCTGAATTCGACAACGTCATCAACAAGATCAAGTATCAATTCGAGTCGATGAAGAATCAGCTTGGAGTCGCGTTATTGCCCATCATGCGCGAATTGGCTAGCATTGTCCAAGAGAAGATCATCCCCGCAGTGCAGAGGATGATCGATTGGTTTTCCGAGCTCACCGTCAGTCAGCAAAAGACGATTCTGCAGATCACGGCCATGGTGGCCGCCTTGGCTCCTGTGCTCCTGATTGTTGGAAAGTTGACATCAGGTATCGGTTCGGTCATCCGCACGGTCAGTTCGCTTTCTGGGGTGTTCTCTGCTCTTGCAGCTCATCCGATCATCGCTGTTCTGGGAGCGATTGCGGCGATTCTCGTGTATCTGTACAACACGAATGAAGAGTTCAAAGCGAGCATCAACGGCCTGCTACAAACGCTCGGATCAGCTCTGCAACCCATCCTTGTTCAGCTGGGTCAAGTGTTCAACCAAGTTGCACAGATCATGGGGATTATCATTCGTCAAGTTGCGGATGTACTCGGCCCAGTATTCACGGCGTTGGTTCCGATCATTGGCACCGTCCTGACCGCGTTTTCTCCCCTCGTTAGCATGTTGCTTGACGCATTAATTCCGATTTTGGTAGCCATCGGGCCGGCTCTCGAGGCGATTTTCTCTATCATTAACCCGATAATCAAGACCATTCTGTCGATCGTCATTCCGGCGATCTCATGGGTTGTCGACCTCATGGGGGGATTGATCAGCACGATGCTTGATCGCTTCGCTCCCGTGATCGAATTCGTCGGAGCAGTCTTCACGTCTGTGTTCTCGGCGATTCCGGAAATGATTGCGACTGTCCTCCAGGGGATTGAAGACTTCGTCAATGGCGCGATCGATCTCCTGAACAATCTGATTAGCGGATTGAACAAGGTCGGCGAAGTTCTGGGATTTACCGTGAAAGAGATCGAGCATGTCACCATTACCGGCGAGATCAAGACGCAACAGACCGCGATCAATACACCGCAAGCACCGATTACAGGACAAGCAGTCACAAGCACGTCGGTTCAGGCGGCAGCGTCGGCGGCCACGTCGCACATTCCTTCATCGGTTACAACGATCACGACAAACGACAACTCGGTACGTTCTGTCAACATTGAGCACGTGGAGATCAAGAACTATGGCGCGGAACTGGGAGAAGAAGCAATCGCAGATCTGGTCAATCAGATTAACGTCAGGCTTGCGGGGTCTATGTAATGAGAAAATTCCTCCTGTGGAACTCCGCCAAAACATCATCCCATGACTTCGACGTCTACAAGTCAATCATCTCCGAGGTTTCCGGACTTGGGACCGACTTTGAAGTCACAACCACCAACAAGCGAGTAACCGGGTTCGAACGAAAGTACGATGATGTCATCCTGATGATCAATTTCGGAGTGGGTGGAAACGCCTATGGTGCATTCAAGGACCTGACGGATTTCATCGCTCTGAACGGCACCCAAAAGTTCATCCTAGAGTACCGCATGGGCACCAGAATCCTCTACTGCGACGTTTGGATCAAGGGGCTAACAAAGAGCCAGATCACAGCCGGTGGCGTTCTGGTTGAGCGTCTGACGCTCCACCGATCGACTAGTTGGTACACCATCCAGGATGGCAGTATTCCAACTTATCCGAGCGGAATCGGGATCGAAAACAGCACCTTCGAATCGGCCCCGATCAACTTCACGATCACCTCTCCAACGACCGGACAGACCGAACTTCAGTTGAAGCAAGGGACGACCATCATCGGAAGAATCAGCATCACGATCAACGCCAACGAAACCATCTCGATCCTGTCGGACGAAAAGAAGATCACGATCACTCTTGGCGGTGTTGTTTCGAACGGATACAACCGCATCTATCGGCTCTGGGACTCGTTCATGTTCGCGCCACAAGGCACATACACCCTGGTTGCCACAATTGTCCCGGCGACGGGAACGGTGCAGTATAGCGTCAAGAAATGGGTCTTGGGATAATGTACACCGCCATATATTCGTACATCTCCGACAACGGGATCCGCCGTCACCTTGGCAACATCACCGACGTCGATGTCACAAGAAGCGATAGAACCTACGATATGGGATCCATTATCGTATCCGGATATTGCGACTTCGATATGAAAGATGCGATGATCTACGTCATCTGCAGCGATCGCGGGACTCAGCAGGAGAACGGCGCCGGGTTTGTGAAGAATGTCAAAGTGAGTTCGGTCTCAGGCGATTACCGCGTCGAATTCGTCGGTGAAGACCTGAAGCGTATATACGACACCGATATTATCCTCGATTTTACGGGCAACGACACAGCCGATTTCTTGCTAGATTTCATCTTCTCGAGCGTGACGGCCAAAATCGCAACCGACCGGGATCCGCTCATCACGAAGGTTCGGATGGAGTTCGATATCCCGATCGACGTCACTGATACGACCGTCATCGCCGACTATACCGGAAAGTCATTGACCGTCAATGCGGCCGACTTCCTCAAGGTCTACCTGGCGTACTACCGATACTTCATCAAGCCGGCATACAATCCGACAACCGACACCATCACCTCGTATTTCATCAAGGCTTCCGCAACACCTGTCAGCATCTCCCTCCGCGATTTCATTCACGAACGGTCGTCGGCAGATATCAAGGTGAACAAGGTTGTTGCGACCGTTGCATTCGAACCGGAGGAAGTCGCTCCGACTTGGCTTGATGCACTCGCAGCGGACTACGACACTGCGTACAACAACCGTGCGATTTTGAGAGGCATCGAACCACCCGATCCTACGGGATACAATCCCTCATTCGTGATCAAGCTTGTGTCGAGTTTCTACTACTTTGGGATATCGATCGGGACATACAATGCGGTATCGGGAAACAAGCTTGAACGTTTCATTGACACCTTGATCGATCCGACACAGGCACCAACTCAGGCAGAAGCAGAGGCGCTCCTGGGGCTCGCTGACAACTGGAACTACATGGATAAATTCAAGGTGTGTTACAGAAACCAGGACAGCGGGTATATTTACTATAACTATCCACGGTGCCTCGCTATCGTTGCTGGAGTGATCTCGTATCACAAGCTGAGCCAGATCACCTACATCCCGCGTCCTGATCTTCCTGAAGTGATCTATACCTTGGGGAAAGACAACGAAATTTATCAGGGGTACGCTCCCGAGGACAAGCGGTTCTATCCAATTGTCGCAAAGATCTTCGAAGCTGAATACCTGTCGAAAGCCCAAGTCAACGCCGTTTATGAACTGGTCTCGAACCGCTACATTGAAAATATCATCATCGACTCCAGTATACTCTGTGCCCCGCTGGATCTCGGCGCTCTCGAACTCTTGACGATGATCCGCATCTATGACAGTCAGGGTGCATACAAAGACCTTCCAATCTCGGAACGCAACTTCAAAATCGACTCGAATTCCACCAAGGTCACGATTAAACTCGGGTTCAAACGGACGCTGCTCACCGAGATCATCAAGAGCGAGAACCCGACAAGGCGAGCTGTCCGCGACTCTGGCGGATCCGGATCTGGAACACACGTTTTCGTTCAGAAATTCCCGATCTGGGAAGGCACTAATGCACCGGATCCGGATGCGTATGATACATGGTTTCATCCAATCGAGGAGGAATGAGGGATGCTGGTACTCAAGAACTACAAAGTGCTCGAAGGGGGTCTTGAAGACTTCCAGGCCATTCAGATCATTGACACAGGTGAAGTATTCGCCGAATTGCCGATCTGCGCCGTTGAATTCGGAAAGAAGCTCAAGCGACCGCTTCTCTATACGGTCGCTGGCAAGCCGGCCATGGCCGTTGAATACGATTGGCTTATGATCGAGTTGTCCAGACTGCGCAAATTCTGCCTGACGATCAATCCCGAAACTGGAAAGCTTAGCGAGGTGCCCCCGGAGCAGGCATTGTTCGTCCAGTGGATGCCTCCGGACACGAACCTCGACGAGTTGATCATCGATCGCGGGAACATCGTCCGCGTTCGCGTCATCGAAAAAAGTATGAAGGAGGCCAGTTAACATGGCAAAACACACAGTATACGAACGCTGGGACGGGTCGGTCTGGCAACAGTACTATTTCAAGACCAACGCGGATATCATCGAAGAATCGTCAACCAAGAAGGTCATGACGGCAGCTGAACGCACCGCGATCAGCGATTATCTGGCGACATTCAACGCCGCCAACAAACTCCTGAAACTCGACGCTTCGGCCCTCATTCCGGTGGCGTTGATTCCGGATATCTCCGCAACCTACCTCCTGAAGGCAAACCCGAGTTTCACCGGCAACCTGACCGGAGCGGCTGCATCGAAAGTGTACGGACCTCTGGGCGTTGGGTTCAACGCGACGAACCTGATCATGCCAAACGGGGCTACCGATGGATTCATCTTCAAGTTCGGCAACGTCGACATTCTTGAGTTCTCGCAACTCGCCCACTTCGACTTCAAGGGCTACCGCATGACGAATATCGCCGACCCGATCGATCCGCAGGATGCCGTCCCCAAGTCGTGGGTCGAAGAGCTCGTGTCAGTGGGCGCTCATCCCGCTGCAGGTGGTCCGGTACAGGCCGCGTCGACGGGTAACTATGCAACTTTCCCATCGACCGGACCGGTTGTCATCGATGGTGTATCATTCCTCGCATCGGACCTAACGACGATTCGCGTTCTCGTGAAGAACCAGTCAACCGCATCACAAAATGGTATCTACATCGTCAACCGCGAGTCGGGAAACGTCGTAACCTGGAACAAAGTGACCGCCGATTCGACCCAGGGCAACTTGGTCTTCGTCGAGTATGGAGCAACACAAAACGACTGGCTCTACCACAATTCGAACGGTACGTCCTGGGCTCCGTTCTCCAAAGTCGATACCGTCGTCGGCGACGAGGTCTCGATTACGAAATCCGGGCAGACATTCTCGATCAAAGCGGGTGGTGTCTCAAACGCTATGCTGGGCGGATCGATCGCTTCGTCGAAACTCGCTAGCGAAGCCTCGGCCGAAGCGACCGCCTATGCGTCCATGGTCGCTGCCGGAACTGCAACGCCTCTGGCCACGCGTATCTCCGACATTCTGTCGGCCATCAAACTACTGCGCGGCGTCGCCAACTTCAAGACGGACAACACCGAAACGATCAACGACGCCTATGTCCGCATCAATCGCCTGGTTCCCCAGGATGGCGGATGCCGTGCGAAAGCACTCATGACTACCAACGTCGCATCACTGTCCGGTCCGCAGACCATCGATGGCGTCTCGTGCGTCGCCGGCGACATCGTGGTTCTGGTCGGACAGACGACCGCCGCCGATAACGGCGTGTACATGATCGCGGCCGGCGTCTGGGTGAAACTGGATACACTCCTCGTCAACTGTTTCTACGTCGCCAACCAGGGCACCGCAAACGCCAACAAAGTTTATCGTGGAACGTCGACGACCGCCGCAACGCTTCTGTACAACGGCTCCGCCAACATTCCGGTTGGGTTGGGAATCTTCTCCTACGTCTGAACCTAGAGGTGTACCATGAGCATCCAAGTCATATATGAACGATGGGATGGATCTCAATGGGTTCAATACCTCTTTAAGCCGGCCGACCACGATCATGACGCGGATTACTACACGAAGGCGATAGCTGACGGACGCTTCGAACCGAAGGCAAATGGTAGATGCGTCTATTATATCGAAGGCACCGGATCAGTAGATGGGACGTGGCTCGGATCAAAGGCCGACATCACATCCCTCTACTCCGGCTTGACGATCATGTACCGAATCCCGCGTGCTGGCGCGGCAACCGTGACTCTTAACCTCAATGGTCTCGGTGCGAAAATCATCTACAGATTCGGTACATCGAAGTTGACGACACACTTCACGACCAATGGTTTGGTATTCCTTACCTACACCACGATCAATGACGGCGGATGTTGGATGTGCGACTCGGACTACGATTCCACATCCGACTATGAGTTGCGTTGGCAGAACAACGTCACGGCCGGCGCCGCCATCTACGACTACAAGATCATCATGGAAGGCGCTAATGGCAAGTTCTATCCCCTCACCCTTGAGACGGGAACTGGGACGACGAAAACGGTCTCTACAGCCGAATTCAGGATGGGCGGCGTCATTCTGTGGTATGCTTCGACAACCGACATCGCCGCCGATGCCAACTTCGGTGCATACGCTCTATATGAGTCTGTATATATGAGCACGTTGCACTACACGGCAAACGCCGCAAGCGGCTTCACGGCATATCGTCCGATCTATCTCAAAGGAACAATCAATGCAAGTGGCAACTTCATGCTCGACAACACCACGGCCACATCGTGGCTGACTCAGACACTACCGACTTCTGATGACGGATTCGTCTATATCCTGCTTGGTTTGATGAACTCGACGACCGTCGACTTCCGGCTCGTAGTTTCCCATCCGGCGTTCGAATACAAAGACGGCGCAGTCCGGCCGTATACTCCGCCAACGGGTTTGAAACAACTCGCGTCAATCACAACCAATGGTGGCTACATCGCGTCTACAACGCTCACCTCCTCAAAGTTCAAGAAGTTTCGGATCCGTGTCAAAGTCACGTACAACACATCATACTCAGCCTACACATTCTATGACTTCCACCCGGACTACGCTCCATATACGGGCGGGGCCTCGTACGTGATCTACAAAATCATCGTCCCTCTGTATCATAGCAGCCTTGTTTCAAGCACCAACTATGAAAAACCCGTTGTCATTTCGCAGCAGACAGCGGGACAGATCAGAGCTGATTGGAATACCACTACCACCTATGGTGATGTGACAGAAATAGTCTTCTACGGCGAAGAGTGAGGTGACACAATGAAAGTCTACATCAAGCGAATCGACATCAAGCGAATCAATGACGGCAAAGGTGTCATGCTCGTACCCGCGAGCGATAATCACGATCAAGTCTTCGATCTCCTCCCGGACGAGTACGAGAGGCTGCGTCAGAATCCAGAATTCTATCGGCTTGAAGGCGGGGTTCTTGTCTTCGATGAAGCGAGGTATCAGCTGTTCTTCCCGACCAAATCTGCACCCGAGAAAATCGCCTATCTCAAGGATCAGCTCGTCGCTACCGACTACAAGGTAATTAAGTGCATGGAGGCGACGCTTGCCGGCGATCTCTTGCCCTACGACAGCGTCTTGCTTCACAGAGAGCGCGAGAAAATCCGGGAACAGATCCGCTACCTCGAAAGCGGATCCTGGGCGTAATGCCAGAAAGGAGTAGCCGTGGACAAGGAAAAAGAGAAAGAAATCGAAGCGTTGGTCGATCAGAAGTTGAGAGACGGAAAGCCCTCACCGCCCATCGAATCACATGATCACGAGCTCGTCCCGGGAAACCCCTTTGATAAAAGGGTAGCACCCCTCCAGAACGAACCGGCTCCGGTTCATGTCGAACCGCCGAAAGATCTACCCAAAGAGATGGTAGGAGAAGTGCACATCAAGGGTATGGAAGCCATCATCCGCGATGATCAAGGCACTCAGGCAGCCATCCTGAAACAATCGAAAAACAGCATAGAAAACCAAATCGAACAATTGAAACAGAAGTCCGCCAAGCAAACACAAGATGTCGTCTATGACGCGAACCAGGAGGCTTGCCAGAACTTCGGAATCGCCGAGTCGGTTCCCAGGTGGCAGATCTGGCTGATGCGCCGTGGGTCGGATTTCTGGTTCATCATCTACTTCGTCGTCGCCTTCTTCACGATCGCCCCGGTCATGATCTTCTTCCGAGGGATCAAGACCTTCGTGAAGAAACTCTGGCTGGCACTCTTGCTTGCCATCATCGTTTGGGCGATCCTCTACGTCGGCATTCCGCTATTGATTCACTATCTCAACGCCATCCAAGGAGGTATTCTGCCATGGCCGTAAACAAAACTGATCTGCAGGAGTTCCGCGACAAGAAGGTCCAGGAGAGAGAAACCCTGACCGCGGAAAAAGATACCGCAAGACAAGCCGTCGAGCAAAAGGTAACCGAGTTTCGGAAGACTCTCGTGAATGGCCTTGACCTCGAATTCAGGTCCCAAGAGGACCGCCTGGACGGCGCCATCGACGCCATCGACCAACTCATCGGGCAGACGCCCGACGACGTCATCCCCAAGGAGGATCTGTGACATGAAACGTATCATCTCGCTTTTCTGCTTCATCGCCATCATCACCCTGCTGACGATCTTCATCGTGCAATCGGCCCCGCCCGTCTTCGCGCTCGAAGCTCCGGAGACGGCGGCGGTCCTTCAGGATGAACTGAATGATCCGATCACACTCTCGTTCGTCGATATCATTACATCGATCCGCCAGAACTGGGAGTTGATCACCGCAATCGTCGGATTGGCCGCCACTGCGCTTGGCTGGCTCGCCACGAAGCTCAAGGACGGACGACTCAAACGCAGCCTGACCAAGTTGAAGAACGCTGCAGAAGCCGCCCTGAAGGTCGAATCCGAAGTGAAGGAATACGTCGAAGAAGCCGAAACATTCCTCGGTTATTCGGGATCCGAAAAGAAACGGTACGTGAAGACGCGCATCAACCAGTTCTGCATCGACAATAACTATCCGTATGTCGAGGCCGCCGTCGACGCCGCGATCGAAGCCTGTGTACAACTTTCGAAGAAGGTCAACGCCAGGGGGAGCAAATCCAAAACCCCCACGGAGGCCGCCGATGCGCTTCTGTGACAAGACCAACACCACGGTCGAACTCTACGCCCTGAACGCCAAGGCACAGAGCGCCAGCAAGGGCTGCGTCGGCGTGACTAAGCAAGGGGACCTCTTCACAGTCGTCGGCAAGGAACATCACAAGATCAGCGTCGAAGCTGCAGCGGAGATTCTCGAGACGACCGTGGCCGAGGTTCAGAAGTTCCTGGATGCTCGCGGCGACTACCAAATCAAGGATCCGGAGCCCGCTCCGATTCCGAGTCCGGAACCGATTCAGGGAACGACTTCGATTCCTCAACTGAGCACGATGCCGAAGCAACCCATCGTCCCTCCGATGCCAGAAGTCGTTCCCCCGAAGGCTGCGGATCCCGAGATGACGTCCGATCCTAACCCCGCAAGGCATGATCCGGACGACCCCATCAATGCGGCTGCTGCGATCGTCGCTAAAGCGGTAGGAGATGTCCTCGCAGAACACGAGATCCACCGCGAAGAGCAGCTCGAGCGGATCGAAGCGAAGATCGACAAACTAAAGGAAGCCGTCGACAAACTGCAAGAAGTTGTCGAGAATTTCTATCTTTGATTGACCACCTCTGTGATTTACACAGGGGTTTTCTTTTTATCACGACTGAATATACATCGATATCTAGAAAAAAGCCCACATTTGTGTTCCGCACTATCAGTAATGATTGTGTGTAATCAAAATCTGAATCAAATTTGGATACAAGATTGAATTTGATTAATGCATTGTGGTAAAATATTCCGACAGTTGATAGCGGGTGATATGTTGGATGCGATTTTTTTGTCGAAATTACTGATCGATAATCCCCACTTTTTTAAATTTATATCATATGAACACATATCGAGTATTCTAAAAGAAATTATAATTCAAGAACTAATTGCAAATTCAATCAAGGATACGTCATTTTCAACCGAAGAGATACAGACAGTGATTTATAACACGATGGTATCAAATTCATCAAATTTACCCGAAGAATTACTTAAGGCCGAGGTTGCAGACCCTCATAAAAACAAATTGAAATCAATGCTCATAAATTTGACCACATCAAATGCGACAAATAACAATGGTCTTGCGCATCGTAATGAACTTGTATCTGAATTTAACGATGCCGGGAAACGGGTATATCGAGCTTCAGACGCTCTTCTCAATTTCTTTGATGATTCGATGCCGTCAATGTTAAAAACATTATGTTTTTTTTCGAAGTATAAATATGTCACAAATTATCTCAAAATCCTGAAACCGACCGAACCGGTAAGTTATAATACCGCATACTGCTCGCATTGCACCACGCGATCAGCGCGAATGTTCATATTTGAGACTATTCCGACCAGAATTCTGCCAGCTTTATTTCTTGTAACAAATATTAGGTATTTATGCTCGGATTGCATGTACATGACGTTGTATAAAGAGGTTTATTAATGTATTCACTAGATCGCAACAACTACATCCTCAATGAAAAAGATTCGACTGTATATACTCCTTCCGAAGTTTCAGAGTTTATGTTCAATGTACTAAAGGATGATGTTCCTCAAGGAGGGATAGTGTTTGATCCTTGTGTTGGCGCAGGTAGCCTATTGTTGCCTTGGGAGAAACAGTATAAAACAATAGGATTTGACATTGTTTACCAAGGCTATAGAAAAACGGAAATCCACGATTACCTCTCGCTGACTCGTGAAGACATCCATTTCGTTCCGAATTTGGTACTCATTAATCCGCCATTCAATTCAAACGAGACGCTCCGAGCAGCTTCCAAGAAAATGGGTTATGGTGCAAAACCTTTGATTCCTGAACTATTTCTTCGAAAAACAATTGAATTATTTGGAAAAACCGTGAAACTTGCATTGTTTACTCCTTATGGGCTAAGGTTAAATATGGATCGCACCAGTAAACGACTATCGTATTTTCTAGACGGAATATTTCCCGAAATTTCTGGAATGATTAGTCTCCCAAAAGATACGTATCAAGATGTATATTTTCATAGTGAAATATTGTTTTTTAACACCGAACATGCTAAGCCTCACTATTTTATGAAATGGGGGGAAAATAATGAGCTTGTCAAAAAACATCCATAAGCAACAACCACAGTTCGTGACAATTGAGTATTTACTTAAGGCTGAAAAACTTACTGTTCCTAATTACCAAAGATCCTATAACTGGAAGACGGAACAAGTGGATGATTTCGTTGAAAGTATTAGGGATTTGTGCAAAAACAACTTCCACGATGATTTAGGGGCGATTAACGAATTCGAGAATTATTTCGGGCCTGTAATGATAAATGGATCGAAACGCCCTCACGAAATAATCGACGGGCAACAAAGAATAGCAACCTTTATACTTTTCCTTTATACTATCAAGCGAACCTTACAGGATGAGATTAACAAATCAGCTGCTACTGCCAAGTATTCCGGCGAATCGATCGATGCAGCACAAGATTTTGTCCGTCGAATTGAAGGAACAATCGCTCAGTCCACCTTTCCGAAACCAGGAAAAAAGACCGAAAAAAATTATCTCTTCGTTCCTTTCCAAGAACGCGATCGACGAGCGCTAAAAGCGATTTTGGAAAATCAAGATGTTAAAAAGTATAAATCCACTCGGCTTGTAAAAAACTATGAAATTCTACGGCAACGACTCAAGGCATTGTTGCAAGAAGACTTTTTTAAAAAATATGATTATCAAGAGCTTGATAGGTTGGTATTTATGGCTGGTCAAATTCTTGAAAATACATATGTACTTAGGACTGAATTATCTGACATTTCGAGTGCGTTTGCTATTTTTGAATCATTGAATAATACCGGTCTACAATTAACACCTTTCGACTTGTTGAATGGATATGTCATGAGTGAATGCACATCGAACATCACCGACGACTGGAAACGTATGATTGCAGACGTACGTGACAAAGACATCCCAGTCGAGGATTATACATATTATTGGTGGCAATCAAAAGGATATGACACACCAAAAATCAATCTCTATAATGAGATTAAGCAACTTATGTCAACCGAAGGAAACGACAAAATTGCACAAGAATTAATGAATTGTATTGAGGACCTCGATGAGTATCTGAGCGATAATACATACTTGAAAAAGTATTTGTCACTGCTCCAAAGAAAACGGATAATTCCCTTGTATATTGCTATGAAAGAAAACTCATATTCATCAACGAACATTGATGAAATAATGAGATTCGCACTCACGTATTCAATTATTGAACTGAATCTGCTTGGAAAGTCTCCTGGTGTTTTTCAATACCGACTAAAAAAGATTCTAAATTTGATATCCGGGACTAAATCTCTCGCCATTAAAAAAGTCAAATCGGAAATTCGTGAAATTCAACTAGACTTCGAATCGTATGATACCGATACTGTTTTTGGCAATCTTCGCAATGGCGGGCTTCAAGATGACCAATTGTATAAAACTCTGTTGCTTATGCTGATGGAAAATGAGAACAAGGGTATTTTACCGGATTTCGACAATATCGATCTGGAGCACCTCTTTCCACAAAACCCCTCTGAATCATGGTATGATCACGCAGAATGGGTACCGATGCGTGATGAGGATAAACAGAACAAATATATACACGCGTTAGGAAATGTCGTCTTGATCGATAGTAAGCTAAACCGCAAAATCAAGAACAAGTATATTCTTGAGAAAGCAGCTGATATCGAGAGAACTTTATCATCGTGTGATTTTCTCAAAACTGTAGCATGGAATAAAATCGAGTACGCTTCATTCACACCAGAATACATTGATGCTCGCACAGAGACACTTATTGAAAGAATTGTAACGAGTAAAGTGTTGGGTTTTTAACAATTATTGTCAAGATTCATATTTGTGAATATGAGTTAGTAATTTTTGATAATGGCTCACTTCGCCTTAATGTGTATTCAATTGTGCCCCCCGTCCTACAAATCGAGGGGCACTTTTTTATCGCGCTTAGGCTTATCAGCTAGCAACCCTATCTTGGAACATTTTCTCCAAAGAATTTTTTTAACCTCATACATGCGTGGTGTATAATGAGTATGGGTGATGACTATGTCTGAAGGAAATATTCAAATCACATCATTGACACAAAACGTGGTAATCCATGATATGTTTTGGGAAATCCAAAGAATGGTGACTCGTGAAATACGGTTTCGAATTAGCACGGATTGTAATAGTGCGATTGGTCGAGTCTTGTACGATGAATCGCCCGATTATTATATGATTGAATTTCACTACATGGATCCTCCGGATGACGTCATTGCACACGAATTGCAGCACATACTTAACTGGTACTGTGGCGAACATGCCGACATTATAAAAGTGTTTTATGATTCGATTGCATCCTTATATGCGAATGATTTTTCGAATTTCATTGAACACAAACGTATACATGAAAAACTTCTTCGACTTGGAATAGTGAATGACGATCTTGAGTGGATTGAGACAATAGACGTAATCACTAAAGATTCTAGTATCCAGGATCATCAATTGGAAATAGATGTTTTAGTGTTCTGCAACTTGATCAATGTTTCGCCACATATGGTAAGAAAGTACGAGGATATTGTTCAAAAAAAGGCCCCAGTTACGTGGTTGACAGCTAAAAAAATAATGTCTCATCACTCATCTGTGATAGCTTCACCGATGGCAATATCTAGCGAAGTTGTTAAGTTGATGAAAATACTGCGAAACATCATGCAATATGATTTTTTATATCCTGACGTTGACGGTATGATGAAATTTAGTTTTAAATTCTATCAACCAATAATCTTTTTTAGTGAACGTAAGTTGCGAGCATGTAACGTGATTAACACGCAATCATCTACAGATTCCGGGAGACTGTGTTTATTCCTGCGGCGTACCGGATTCTCGATTGAGATGTTTAACAAACCAGATGAGACCGCTTATAAACAATTGCGTACTGACCTTGAGGAAATGACGGTCGAACACTTTTTGATTACTCAACAAATCCTCTTTTTTTTGATTGAATGAGCTGATATGACGACTTAAGCACTGTGCATAATATTGTCTGCGTTGTTATTGACAATATTGACCATCGACAGCGACAAGACTATATTTTCCTCGGTTGAGATTCCGGCTTTTTCTTTCAAGAGTAGCCGTCTTCACAATCGCGGATCCTCGTGATATGATGATTTCATTGACATAACAAGGGGGAAGACAATGGAATTGATCATCCATGAGGGCGTGAAGCTGACGCCGGCGCAATTGCATGAGATCCACGAATGCATTATGAAGGAACCGGCCGAGGGCTGGGGTTACGACAACGACAAGGGATGCCGCGAGTTGATGCAGCACGTTGAGCTCGAGGGTTTCGAAGGAACGTACCTATACACGGTATGCGTACCGCACGGGACAATTACTATTAGGAAAATTTCGGCGTAA